GAAAATTGGACTAAGTTATAGCCGTTGCGTTCGAGATATTGTTGACGGTGTTGTGGACATTAATGATGTCCTAGTTGTTATTGCACGTACGGATTTTGATCCGCGTGATGCCGACCAGTGGCAAGGTATTTGGATTGGCTACGGTGGCGGAACTACAAATGCATACATAAATGGTTTCTTCAGTCATAGCAATCCAGAGTGGGCTGGCTACATGGATGAAGATCAATTTCGTAGTGTAAGCATTGAACTTTGGGAAACTGGCAAACTCCACCAGCCACGCAAATTTAACGCACATCCTACTCGCCGCCCAGAAATTTGGTTAGAAGCAGTACTGCCAAATAGTGAACTATTGGCTAATCCAGCCGCAAAAGCCGCTTGGGATAAGTTCCAAATGATTGCAGGTTTGACTAACGTAACACTAGATGAAAGCTACAAGTGAAATACTTTTTAGCATTGTTGCTAACTGTGAGCCAAATGGCTGTTGCTGGTCAATGCGTCATTCGGCAAGCTAGCCAAATGGTCAGTGATCGAAAGGTTGGAGAAGTCACTGATTTAGTTAAAACTAAAAACCCAAATAGTTGCAATGTTAAATTTCGTATTTCTGTAGATGGTGAGTTTCATACAATTGATTGGACACAAACAGGTCTGTACCAAGAAGAAATTCTTTGCCGAATTGCTATTGAAAATGGTATTAAAGAATTAATGGTACGATTACCAGGTAAGTTTAAATCCGAAAGTATAACTGTTTGTGGAGATCCCCAAACCCCAAAACGAGTTAGCAGGGGCGATGAAGGAATGGAAAATGAGTTTGGCAAAGATCGACAATATCAGAATTACTTTAAAGTTGGAAAAGTGTCCAATTGTAGAAAGTTCCAAAATCGTTATATAGATGGTAAGACGTTACGTGCAGAAGGAGTTATCTGCGAAAACAAAGATCAACTTTGGACAGTTATAGACGTATTCTGACTTGACTTTATTTCGTAACGGTTGTATAATATACACATGTTCAACAAACATAGAAGGCAAATATTATGAAGGCATTTATAGCAGGCACAGTTTTTGGATTGGTACTAGCAACTGTTGGATTCTCTGGCATTGCTAAGATCATGGACAAAGGCGTAGACACAGTTAAAACACACAGTCAGGAGTTGGCAAAATGAGAATTTTCTTAGCACTTATTTTGGCTAGTACGCTAGCCGCATGTTCAACCGTAGCAGGCCTAGGCAAAGACATTTCGTCTGGTGCTGAATGGTCTAAAGAAAAGATAGGAAAAACACTATGAAAAAGACTCTATTGCTAGTACCAATTGTTGCTATGTTAGCGGCGTGTGGTACAACTGACCCATACGGAAAACGTGCTGATATGGAACGGGAACGACAAGTTTCTACCCAAGAGCGGATTCTTGATAAAACACCGGATTGGTTTAATAAACTTCCTGCTAGTAATTCAGCAGTTTACGAAGCTGGCTTTGGTAGTTCATTTAGCATGTCTGACGCAGATGCTTATGCAAAGAATGATGCGTATGGTAAGTTGTGTATGACTGCTGGTGGCAAGACTGCTCAACAAACAAAGACATATTCGTCAGAAGGCGAAAATAGTAGAACTCAAATCAACGAACGTACTACTAAGAGCTTCTGCCCTAATGTAGATTTAACTGGAGTTGAGCAAAGCCAGATTAAACGTATTATTACACCTAACGGTAAAATTAATACCTATGTGCTGGTAGCATTGCCTACAGGTGATGCAAACATTTTACGCAAAGCTAAAGAAGCTCATGCCGAACGTGAAATTGCAATGAAACGTGCTCCTGAAGCATTTAAAGAATTGGAGAAAAATTAATGATTAAAGAATTTATGAATATCGTCGAAACTATAGAGCTGTCTGAAAATGCTATACGTGAGTTTGCTACTGCGGCCCATGAAGAATGGCGACAAAACTTTGACCCGTCAGGAACTAAGCCACGCATTAAGAAAAATAGCGATGGTACTGAAGGTGATATTAATGTGCCATTTAATGAACTACATCCGGATTGGCAAGCAGAAAATCTAGCCGCTGGTTTGGCCGCAGAACATGCTGTTAAGAAATTTCCAGGCGATATTGAAAAGGCCGCAGAATATATTCACATAGAGTGGATGAAACGCAATCCCAAGGCTGACTACAATGCCGCACAACATGTACCGTATGATGAGTTGCCTGAAGACGAAAAAGAAAAAGATCGTGTACATGCTCGTACGATGATAAACTTGCTGGGATCAAAATGATCCGTCTTTGGTTAGCATTTGCCATATTATTAACGGAGTAGTAACACCTACTGTACAAACTAACGGAAAATAAGGAGAACATTATGTTTGGTGCAAATTATACAGATGGCGGTATTTTAAATTATCGCTCAGCAGAAGAAATTAATTCGGCCATGGGCCGTGTTTACGGACACATGGGTCTGGCAGTTGTTGTATCCATGCTGGTCAGTTACTTTGTTGGCACTAGTCCAGAGTTGCTACAATTCTTTTTTACAGGTGTACTAAAGTGGATTGTGATCTTTGCTCCGCTGGCGGCCATCTTTGGTGTCAGTTATGTGTTGGGCAATAACCCTAGTAAGGGTGTGGCACAGTTATGCCTACATGGATTTGCGGCACTTATGGGCTTGAGCTTTTCTATGATCTTTGCCGTGTTTAATATGGGGTCAATTGTATCAGCATTTATGGGGGCGGCAATCTTGTTTGGTGTAATGAGTGGTTATGGGTACTTTACCAAAAAGGATCTAAGCTCAATGGGTCAAATGATGTTTGTTGGATTGATCGCTATCGTCATTGCCAGCATCGTGAACATCTTTATTGGCAGTACCGTAATGCAGATGGTTATTAGTGCATTGGCAATTATTATCTTCCTGGGACTGACAGCATACGACACACAACGTATTCGTGAAGAAGTCAGTGTTGAAACTAGTCCAGCTGTAGAAGTAACTGGTGCGTTGACACTGTACATGGACTTTATCAACTTGTTCCTAAACTTGTTACAATTATTTGGCGAAAGAAAATAAAATGGACGATCCACGCTGTTGCGGCTCTGGTGCTTGTATTATTAACGATGATGGCGAGTGCTGGTGCGGACAGCGTTGGGATGGTACAAAGATGTGCTTCCCAGAATTAAAAACTGAAAATAAAGAAGAGGAAGATAATGCCTAATTTAGTACCAATGGTCATTGAGACCGAAGCAAGAGGCGAACGTGCCTATGACATTTATAGTCGCTTGCTCAAAGACCGCGTTGTAATGTTAGACACGGATGTTAACGAGCATACATCGAGCTTGCTGGTTGCTCAGTTGCTCTTTTTAGAGAGTCAAGGAAATGAAGACATTACTTTCTTTATCAATAGCCCTGGGGGCTCCGTTACTGCTGGCCTTGCTATTTACGATACCATGCAGTTCATCAAACCAGATGTCGCTACCTATGTCATGGGACAGGCTTGCTCAATGGGGTCATTCCTTGCTCAAGCCGGGGCCCGAGGTAAGCGGTTTGTACTGCCAGAAGCACGTACAATGATCCATCGTGTTAGTTCTGGTACTCCGGGAACCCGTGGTACTGTACATGTACAGGAACTAGAGTTCGAAGATGCTAAACGTAGTTTTGAAGAATCTAAGCGTATTAACGAACGCCTAACTGAACTATATGTCAAGCACAATACCGCTGGTAAAACATATAGTCAGCTATACGAAGCTATGAAATTTGATACGTTTTTAAGTGCTAAAGAAGCAGTGGAATACGGATTGGCTGACAAAGTCATTGATAAACGCCCGTAAAACACGGGTTTTTTAAAAAGCCGTAGTACACTATAAATACTAAAGTTAGGAGTGTGCTATGGCCCGTTCAGCCTTTAATTGGTCTGCGTTGGATCGAAATACCTTGTACTCGATGATTTATCAGCTAAAATCAGAAATAGTTGATAAAAGGCTACCTATAGGCAAAATTACTAGCATTATAAGTAAACATGTCAAAGCACATTTACCAATTAAAATTCGAAGTTACAGACATAAGCCCGTTAAACCAGGTGAAGTCTGGGTCGGCGGTGCTTACTACAGTGATTACGATAGTCAGGGAAAGAAGCGATTTATTGAAATCGAATTAGCATTTCCAACTACAGCTGACACAATGAAGACTAGTTCATATCGGTGGGAACGTATGTGTACGTTATTTGCTGATACAATACTACACGAAATCATACACTGTAGACAGTATCGAGCTCGTAACTTTAAAGATATTCCCGGATATGAAAGCACTGCCTACTATGCTAAAGATCGCGCATGGCAAGAATATTATGGACATCGAGATGAAATGGGTGCCCACTCATTTAATCTTGCACAGGACATGATTGACAAGTTTGGATTTGATCCAAAAGCAATACGTGGATACTTAGACGGCCCGGTTCCAAAAAGAGTTCGCCCAAATGGTTGGGGACGTTTTATGAAGTCTTTTGAATATGATCATGATCATCCAAAAGTTCACCAGATGAAACATAAAATTCTGACCCAACTAGAAAACGCCTACAACGGCAAACCATTTAAGACAACAAACCACTTGACATACTGATATATAAGTCAGTTATGGAAACATTAAACTCATATATATGGAAGGGACAGTTCCCTGGCGATTTAGCATCTGTTAAAAATCGTGCATATCATTTACTAAAAACTAGCGATCATTTAAGTTCAACACTAACTACAGATGGTGGAGTCAGTTCAGTTGACGATACTGATGGCCCACACATGTGGGACGAATCAATCGAACTACTAGACTGGATGACAATACAAGCACGACAGGTATTAAAAGAATGGGAATTTCATCATACAGGAACATACATCGACGGCAGTTGGGTTAACCTTCATCCACCCGGTGCATGGACTATGGAACATTCCCACGGCAGTACTTCAATTGCAATCGTTATCTATTTAGACCAACCAGAAAATGGCGGGAATTTAGAATTCCAAAATCCGTTATTTTATCACTGGAGTGGATATCCAAAAGAAAATACCCTTTGGCAAGAAGTTACAGTCAAAACGGGTGATGTACTTATGTTCCCCGGATGGCTACTACATAGAACCCAAAAAAATCTAAGCCAATCTAATCGAATAATAATGAGTATGAATGTAATAGCATTTCCGGAATAAAGTCTTGACACACTAACAAATAGGCTGTATAATATCTATATTAACAGTTAATTATGAAGGTATGAAATGAGCGATCCTTGCTACGCAGTTATCTCCACTTTAGAAGATCACCCCAGCCGATTGAATAAAGAAGCTATTGTCCTTGCCCAAGCTGAGGCAGGTAATAACGAGTTTTTTGAAGGTTGTCGCCTTGCGTTGGATCCTATGATTACTTTTGGCATTAAACAAGTTCCGGAGAAAACAGATGAAGATGGTTCTGGCTTACCTTGGGATAGTTTTACTCTCGCTCTTACTGGCTTTGTCACACGTCAAGTTACCGGTAACACAGCTAGGGATATGATCCAAGCAATGATGAAATCCGCTACTAAGGCACAGTGGAATGGATGGTATCGACGCATACTGATCAAGGATTTGCGTTGCGGTACCAGTGAAAAAACAATTAACAAAGTAGTAGAAAAGAAATATGCTAGTTACGCTATTCCTATATTTGGTTGTCAGCTTGCTCACGATAGTGCTAATCATGAGACGAAGGTATCAGGCAAAAAATATATCGAAGTTAAACTCGACGGAGTTAGAGTTATTACTATTGTACGGTGTGATGGTCGGGTGGATATGTTCAGTCGCAATGGTAAAGAACTTGTTAATTTTCCACACATTGTAGAACAGATTAGTGCAGTGGTTAAGAAAACACCACCGCCATATGACCTAGTGCTTGACGGTGAAATTATGTCCAGTAGCTTCCAGGACCTAATGACCCAAGTTCATCGCAAGAGTGATGTTAAGGCTAATGATGCTATTCTTAACCTGTTTGATTTTCTTCCTCTCGAAGACTTTGAAAAAGGTATTTGGGATAAGCGTCAAGAAGATCGTAGTGCAATGGTTTATCATTGGCATAGGGCGAACAAAGATGCATTGTCTAATGTATCAGTTGTTGGGCACGAGCTAGTTGACTTGGATACTCCAGAAGGACAAAAGCGTTACAAAGAAATTAATGCCAAGGCAATTGCCGGCGGATACGAAGGCATTATGCTTAAAGATCCAGAAGCAGGTTACGAATGTAAACGTAGCGTAGCATGGTTGAAGCTAAAGCCATTTATTGAAGTTAGTCTTACAGTAGTCGGTGTTGAAGAAGGAACCGGTAAGAATCTAGGTAAGTTGGGTGCATTTATTGTTGAAGGTGTTGACGATGGTAAAGCTATTAGAACTAATGTAGGATCTGGTCTAACTGACAACATGCGTGAATGCTTTTGGGAAGCCGCTGATGAATTGATTGGTAATATTGTCGAAGTAAGAGCTGATGCTATTACACAGAACCAAGACGGCACATACAGTTTGCGCTTTCCACGTTTCAAAGGATTCCGTGGGTTTGTGCCTGGCGAAAAGATTTGACAAACATTGTTAAGATCATTATAATGTTAACAACGACAGCAACAATGTTGCTGTCTTTTAGTACTGTAAAGACTGATGATACATCTACACAGCTATTTTGTGCTTATGGACAAATATTTGTAGAGTTTAATGAAGGTGATCACAAATGGGGAACACTTTGGTTAGACCGTAACGGTAGACCAATTCCTTGTAAGGAAGATCAGCCAGTTGCAGAAAATTATTTAAAGGGTAATTATAATGAATCCATTTAGAGATCAAGAAAAATTTATGCGGGCTTGTGACCAAACAGTTGGTGGCGAGTTTGATGAAGCACAATTTAATTTGTACGTTGGTTTGATTGAAGAAGAAGCAACCGAACTTGCTGAGGCAATTGCCGCACATGATCAAGTAGAAACACTTGATGCTCTTATTGATATTCTAGTGGTTACTATTGGTGCTATTCATAGTATGGGCAGTGACGCTGAAGGTGCTTGGAAAGAAGTAATGAGTACAAACTTTGCCAAGATTGGTGAAGATGGTAAAGTACGTAAGCGTGAAGATGGTAAAGTATTGAAGCCGATTGGTTGGGTTCCGCCCAATCTTACACCGTTTGTTTAAGGAATAAAAATGAGATCACATTATTGGACCATTGGAAAATTTGCAGATTGGCTTCGGGGTACACCTAAGCTAAAATGTGGCACCAGTGAAGAATGGCACGACTGGGAAGACAAGGCCAAAGCCGCATATCCTGTTCGTTGGTGGATTGCTGAAGAAGGATTAGACCACCTTCAAAAATTTGTTTATTACGTACCGGACAAACTAAATGACATACGCTATTATATCAATAATCGCTGGATTTCTCACAGTCATGCTCTTACAGCCCATCCTCGCGACATACGCCCGGGCAACTGGAGTGATGTTGGCAGTCGCTTTCTTCCTTGTATGTTCAATGAGCTTGTGGACTTTGTGGAAATAGAACAAGCATGGCATCACTGCATGTGGAGTGACGATGCTAAGACTGAATATGAAGTGCCATGGTGGCGCAAGGGTTGGTTGCGTTTGCGTACATGGCGCAGTCCAGAAGCAGGTATGGAATACTTAAAATGGGCAAGTGAACTCACTGTTGGAGAAGATATGGGTGCCGAACCAGGTAGCAAAGGCTTTGGCGAGCCAACTTATCAAGCTAAGAGTGCTAAGGAAATCATTGAGCTGTACACTTGGTGGACTGTTACCTATCGCAATCGTCCAGATGCATATGATGCAAGTGGTTGGACTGCGGCATGTGAAGCAAGTCGCATTGCTAACGGTGGTCGACTAAGTTTCAGTGCAGATAAAGATCCAGTACTTAAAAAGGCTAGCGATAAAGCTCACAAGCTACTTCAAAAAATTGAAGCGGCCTACGAAGCAGAAGATGAAGCTATGATGATTCGTCT